CCGCAGTCTTTGCAGCACATTCCGTCCATATTACCTTCAGTAACTTTAGTTTCAACCTTAGACATGTGATAACCTTTGTTATCGCAGTGTGCGCAACCTTTTCCTTCACACTTTGGGCATGGAACTTTTTTAGATCCTGAATCTTTTTCATCGTTCCCGTCAACTTCACTAGAAGCTTCTGGTTCAGCATCTTCTTTTGCTTCTTTTTGAACTTCAGAATTAATTGCCTTTGCAGCATCTTTCTTCATTGTTACTGGATATTTTTTACCACCAAAATCAAAGTGTGATTTTCCGGCTTTATGCGCTGCTGCTGCGGCACCGTGAAATGCTGTTCTTTCGTTAGCAGGCACATCTTCGGGGATGACAAAATCATAACCTTCTAATATTTTTAAATATGCGCTGGCTAAATTTTTAAAGTTAAGTTCCATATATATATTCTCCTTACATCCAGATCTGTGTGGCTATTGCGCCAGCAGCCGCCACAATCGCGACCCAAAAAAGTTTATTAATTATAGCAACAGTATGAGCATTTTCTTCAACTGTCTTTTCGATTCTATCTAACTTTTCTGAAAACTTATTCATTCGTTCCCACGAATTTTGACGATACTCATTATAAGCATCCATTTTCTCTTCAAAACGAGCAAGTGTGACAAGAGCTTCTGCCATTTTGTCCATCTTATCCTCTATTCTGTCGAGACGCCCCTCAAGATTATCGGTCATCAGTTTCCCATCCAATTTAATAAATTTATTAGTTATATTTATAAGATTTTAACCTTTCAAAGATTTTGTTGGTGGTGTAAAGTTTGCTAAGTTTCTTGCTCTTGATAATGCCATTTCTTCGTTCCTTATAACGGCGTAATTACGAATCTGCCGGGTGAAGTTCTCATCCAATATGATATATCAGTTTCTGGGTTAGTACCTGAAAATGGATCTACACCATTTGAACCATGATCATAGTTTCCTACCCCGGCTCTGTCGCCCCATTCGGGTTCGTTTATTCCTGGTAGATCAGCATCTACGTTGCTTGCTGGTGGAGTACCCATACCACTGTTTGTTATACTAGGATCTGATTTTACATATCCGGATCCACCGCCGCCGGTACCGCCGGCATAGTTGTTTCCACCACCCGGGCCTCCGCCGTAGTAGCCTCCGCCTCCGCCGCCGCCTACGCCTGTGTTAGTTCTTGCCATGTAACCACCCTGTAAAGCTGAGCCGTTGGTCTTAGCTCCACCGTATCCAGCATATGAACCTCCTTGACCTCCGCCGCCAGATTGTGTTCCAGCGCCTCCGCCGGTGGCAGAACCACCAGCCTGGCCTCCAGTACCCGAAGTTCCTCCTCCGGATCCTCCGCCATGAACTTGACCAAATCCACCACCGCCACCGCCAGCAATTAATAGTGATGCTGCGTGAGCTGAAGTCACATCAGGAAAATGTCTTCCAAGGAATATACCAGTTAAGCCACCGCCAGCTCCTCTGCCGTGTTCATGACCTCCTCCAAAATTAGCTCTTCCGGTATATCCTCCGCCACCAAATGATCCGGGAGGACCGTGTGAGTTTCTATTATCGGTTCCAAAAGCCCCACCTTCTCCAACTATAATAGTATACCACTGATCTTTTACAAAATCCATATCAGCGTATGTGTATCCACCGTAACCTGTACCAGTGGATGTGCCGAATGCCACCCAATCATCACCCTGACCAGCAAAACCATCAGAACTAGTTGATCCAGCTGCTCCCCACATTTTGAGGCGTGCAGAAAAGTTTTTCTTTGGTAAAAGATAGTACTCTCCAAACTCATTTAATATATTTACGCCGCCTGCACCATTATAGCTTGTTCCTACATTAGTCATCCCATAATCCCAAGCGGAACCATATTGTGTTCCCCAATACCCAGGACCTGCTCCACCAACTTTATAAATAGTGAAAGCTCCATATTGTATACTAAACACAAGAGATGCGGTTGTTACTCTCGCGCCGTCTGATGCTATGGCTCTAAAACTGGCGGTTTCGGTTTCATTACTTTCACCCGCCATAAAGTTAGGAGTTATGGTAAATCTACCTATACCAGCACTTTCATGAGTTACACTAGCTATTATATTATTTGAAACAGGATACTGATCATACGCATATTTAATAGGAAATCCGTCAGGATCTACTGCGTTAACATTAAGAGTTATTGCTGCAGAGTCGGCACTTAAAACTCCATCAAAATTAAGTGGCGATGACATTGAGCGTGGAGTACTAACTGCTGTTCCATTACTATCCCATATAGGTGCTCCGTCTATACCAGATAAGATTCTATCCCATTCTGTGCCATCCCAAACATGAACAGTTTTCTTGGCCTCATTAAATTTAAGATTCCCAGTTGAGTTACCGGTTGTAGGTAAAGCCGCGTCATTAGCTACAGGGGAAGCGCCGCTTACACCTTCCGGTATCGATGATACAGGTATAGTAGACTCAGTCCTAGAAGTGTTTCCAAGTAAGTTTGCTAAGTTTCTTGCTCTAGTTGCCATTTTTTATTCCCTAAGTATTAACATCTTGATAGTTATCAAAATTAATATTTGAAGCGGTAACACTATTTAAATCTTTCATATGACCATAGACTCCATTAGCTATGTTAGTATCATTTGCTTTAATATCCACACCTGCATTACTATACGTATCATAAGTCCATCCATCCAAATCAATACTGGTACCCTGAGTACCTAAGAATGTAGCACTGGAATGATAACCACCCTGAAAAGCACAATCTATAATTCTAACTGCTGCATCAGAACCAGAGTAAGGGGCTATCCAATTTCCATAATTTAAGAAAGTACAGTGCTTAAATGATCGTCTATATGCAGAACTAGCAGTATTATCATAGTGCCATGATACATTACCTCCATTCAAATCAATAATACAATTTAACATGGTGCCACCACCACTTGCGGGACTCATACAAAGTGAACATTCATAGTTTGTGTTACTAGTCCGGTGACGATGATATGTCAAGTTGAATGCAAACTGTCTATATGTTTCGGTTCCAGTCGCACCAGATGAAGAACTAGCAAATATAGCATGATCTCTTGTAGCAACGTTTCCGTCGTGGTCGTGCCATATGAAAATATTATCTGGTTCTAATCCACCTCCAACAAATGCAAATGCTTTATTAGCCCACATATTACTATTAGCTCCAGCACTTCCTATATACTTAAAGTGACCGTAATTAGATCCTGGTGCTTTCTGTAAAAATATAACGTCTCCAGAATTCACAGTAGTGTCAACTAAGCTTGTAAGATCTGTTGCATTAATTTCATCTGTGCCGCCTTGAATATAACGTATTGTACCACCTGTAGCAGTACTATAAAGAGCTGCAAAGGCATTTGCAGGACCATACTCTAAACTAAATTGTATTACATCTGATATTGTTCTTACTCCATCCGATGCTCTTAATCTCATATTAAAATCGCCCGGATTGTGTGAAGAATCTGAAATATTAGGTGTAACTACATACCTACCTACACTAGTTCCCGCCGGCTGTGTAATACTAAAAAGTTGACTCGGATTTGCTGGAAAAACATCATAAGCATAAGTAATAGGAAATCCTTCAGGATCTATTGCGGTTACCGTAAAATCTAGTGCCGCTGAGTCATTTGATAGCATTGAATCAAATGTTTTTAATGATGTTGTATTGGGTCTTGACAAATAAGCACCTGTACTCGAATCATACCAAACTGGAGAACCATCGGTACCAGATAAGATTCTATCCCACTCAGTTCCATCCCAAACATGAACTGTTTTCTTAGCTTCATTAAATTTAAGATCACCTGTTGAGTTACCAGCAGTTGGTAAAGCTGCATCATTAGCTACAGGAGTAGCACCGCCGCTTACTCCTAGGTCTTCAGTAATCTCATTAGTTTTTATGTCTGATAATCTTGCCATATTTTACCTACTTATCCGTTAATATCCAACCGCGAGTTGCGTTATAATAGACTAGCTCAATATTTGCATCATTTATATCTATTATGAAATCTGAATCACTACCTATAATTTTATTGGATGATGAAATAGTAATATTATTAGTAGCTGCTGTTCCATCACCGTCAACTATTCTTATTTCATTTCCTAAAGAAGGTGATGACGGAAGATTAATAGTTTTCGGTGATGAAGTGTTAACAATTAATTTAGAGTTTGAAGGCGCGGTAAACGGTGTAGTAGTAACAATCTGCCAACTAACGCTACTTGGTTCAATAACATTAACATTAAATTGTTTTGTATAATCATATACGATAATTTCAAATCCTGCGGAAGCTGGATCTGTTAACGTTATTGAAGTTCCATTCGAAGCGGTATAGTCTGTAGTGGGCGTAAGTAAGATACCATTTAAGAATACTTGAACTTGATCAGCCGTATAGGAAAGTGTTCCACCATCGGCGTCTGTTCCACTAAATACCGTTTGGTTTGCGGTTGCAACAAATCTATAACGATCAACCGTAGAAGTAGCACCATATTGCGGTATTCTTGCTGTAACATAGGCTGAATCAATTGTACTTAAAACAGTATTAAAATACTTATCAAAATTATTTACTACTATTTCAAAATTAGAATCCGTAGGTTCATTTAAGGTAATTGTATTACCGCCGGATGTTGTAAAATCTCCACCTTGATATAAATTTACACCATTCATAAACACTAGAATGTTATCAGAATCAAATGATAAAGTATTTCCTACATCGTCGGTTCCAGTAAATACTGTTTGTGGTCCGGTTGTTGTAAATTTAAATTTATTAATATTTGTAGTGGTTGAATAATTTGGTATTCTGGCTATAACATATGATGAGTCTACAACGGATGTTGCTAAATCTACCGTAAACTTTGTTTCAAAACTATTAATAATTATTTCATTACCAGCACCAATTGAATCAAGAAGTGTTATTGAATTTCCTGCTGATGTAGTATAATCTTGTGTTTGAGTAAGAAGAATACCGTTTAAATGTACTTGAACTCCAGCATCTGTAAAAGATAATGCATTACCGTTAATATCATTACCTGTATATATTGCTTGACCTTCCGTTGATACATATCTATAATTATCAAATGATCTTCCGCCGCCATATATTTCTCCAATTCTCTGAGAAATATAAGCTGAATCAACTTGTGATTGAAGAACACCATCATTAAGAACTTCTAGTATTGTATCTGAACCAACAAGTAACTGTGATCTAATAGAAATGTTTTGTATTACTACATCTTGATCTATAGGAAGTGGCGGTGTCATTGTAATGGTGTTACCACCAGAGGTAGTATAATCAGCACCCTTTTCTAAAAATATACCGTTTAAGAATACATTAACATTTTGACTGTCAAATGATAATATATTACCTGCAGAATCAGCTCCGGTAAATATAGATTGATTAGAATCCGAAGTAAACTTAAATCTTGTAACAGTATTTGTTATAGGATAAATTCCATTGATTCTACTTGTTATATAATTTGAGTCAACAATATCGGTTGAAACAAAGACATCACTAATTCTACTCGTTATGAAGTTAGAATCAATTATTTCTTGCATATCAATAGAATCAAGACCTGAGGAACGATATAGATTAGAGAATGTGTTTATATAAATCTGATCTCCAGCACCTGCAGAGTCTACAAGGGTAAGAGTATTAGTTGAAGCATTGGTTGTATAATCTGTTCCTTGAATTAGAAGAACACCGTTTACTGATACTAATACATTTTTATTATCTTGAGTAAACTGTAATAAATTACCGTTTGCGTCATTACCACTAAATGTTAATTGACCATCAGTTGCTGTATAGAAGAAATTTTCTACTGATCCTCTTGCAGGATAAGATACCGAAACTCTGCTTGTGATATAACTTGAATCAAAGTAGGATGCTAAATTATCAGTACTTGTAGGATCAAATGATACGATTGAAATCTCATCACCGATTGCAGCATTAAATGTAAGCGTAAGCGTATTTTCGTTTGATAAACTATAATCGGCACTACGTTGTAGTAAAACACCGTTTAAGTATGCTGAAATATTATTATCGGTAAACTGTAATGAATTTCCGTTATCATCAGCACCACTAAATGCCGTCTGACCAGAATCAGCAGTATATGCATATGTGTTTATACCGCCAGACACAAGAGCAGAAGAAGATTTTACATCAATATTTTGAATTATAACATCTTGATTTATATCAAGAGCAGGCGTAAATGTAATAGTGTTGTTTCCAGTCGTGGTATAATCAAGTCCTTTTTGTAGAAAAATACCATTTAAGAAAACATTAACATTTATTGGATCAAAAGATAAAGTATTACCTGCACTATCTAATCCAGTGAATATAGATTGACCAGAATCAGATGTAAATTTAAATGTATCAACACCGCCATCTACACTAAATGCAGGTACGGAGCTAGCACCACCAGACTGTCTTGCTTGAACATAAGCTGAGTCTATAGTACTAGTAATAAGAGATATTGTTTGAGCTGAATCTACTGTACCACTTCCACCGCCCCCAGTATTCGTAGACGGTTGAAATGTTAGAACACCGGTAGTATTATCATATGATAAAGTACCTCCGCCAGATGCGGATCCTGTAGTAACAGATATACCGGCTCTTGCTTCAGCTAAACTGATACCAGATCCACCGCCAGACTGTCTTGCTTGAACATAGGCCGAGTCAACGTCTGCTAGTATAATTGCTGAGACTGTTGCCGAATCAGTTCCTCCAGAACCACCACCGCTTATAACAAGATCGCCAGAACCGAGAAGAGTGTTACCATTAATAGTTTTAATATTGGTTCCAGATACTAATGTAGCTTGAGCATCAGTGATACCATAACCAGATATTGTTGTTGGTGTTGAAGTAATTGTTGACCAAGCATAAGTTGTTGGTGCACCCGTTAACGATGAGTACTGGCCATCAAACGCATCGGTGATACCATATCCGGAAATCGTTGTAGGAGTACCAGATAAAGAACTAAATGCTCCATCAAACGCATCGGTGATACCGTAACCAGAAATAGTTGTTGGAGTACCTGTGAGACTAGACCATTGTCCGTCAAAAATAGATCCAGCAGGTGATGAACCACCCATACCAGAATGATTAGTACAGTAGTAGTGTAGAGGTGGTGTGCCAGCAGTAACAGCAATCTCGGTATATGCTCCAGCAGAGCCTGGAGTTCCGACTACAGTTACACCCGTAGAATACGTGGCACTTGGACTGTTATTTGCATTTGTAGAAAATCTTAAAGGGTGACCAGAGTTTGATGCGTCTGATTGATCAAACCTATATGTTCTGCCTGGTTGAAGATGTAAATAAGGACTTACTACTCCTTCAAAATGGTACTTATTTCCAGTTCCATATTCGTTAGTGCCGCTTGCTACAGTGACTGTAATATCATGTCTAATTGCAAGCTTGGTTGCTATATTAGCAGTCACTGTATTTGCAAAATTTGAGTCATCATTTAATGCGGCAGAAAGTTCATCAAGTGTATTAAGTTGCCCCGGTGCGCCATTGACAAGAGCATTTATTGCAGAGTCAATCATTGGATTGACTACAGCTTCTACTCTTATATCTGTATAATATAAATTAGAACCTTCAGAAATGTCTGTTGTTGATTTAGTTGATAATCTAACATCAAATGCTGAATCATCTCTTGCAAGTGTATAATATAAATTAGAACCTTCAGAAAGATCATCCGTCGACATTGCAGACAGATCAATTTTTACTTTATCACCATTTAAATTAGTAAAGCTAGGCTGTCCACCAGAATCTTTAAGAGTAACACTACCGAGAATTAGTGAACTACCTGATAGATACAAATCTTTCCACTTCTTTGAAGCAGAACCTAAATCACGACCTTCATCGGAATCTGGTATTAGATTTCCATTGCCTGCTGCAAGCTTGGAAAATAAACTGGCCTTACTCATTTAATATTCCTTAATTGTCTACTTTAGCGCCTGCTCTCCATTGATAGCAGCTCCAATATCTTGCTTTCCATTTTGGTCCAGGATTGTCACAGTTATGTCTGGCACGGAAGGAAGCCCTTCGTGCTGGATCGTCTCTTTTGATTTCCATGTTAGGGTCACCAAAACCAACCCTAACAATATTACCTTTATCGTTTTTGACATAAACATAGAATTTTTTCTTACCGTCATTCGAACGAGTGGGATCATTTAGTTTTACTTTACGACCTTGATACTCTGCTTCAGTTATTTCTAAATCTTCATATAGATTACATTCTTCACAGATTGCGTCTATTTTTTGTTCTCTATATTTTCTAAAATTTTCCACTCCATCCATACCTTTCTAATCTATTGCGTCCTAATATTTATAGCATTACTTTTATTTTTATCCTTTAAGTGGTTTTGTTGGCGGTGTAAAGTTTGAGGTGTATCTTGCTAAACTCTTAGTGACTCTTAGGTCTTGAATATAGCCTGTCATATAACCTATATAGTTGGTCATTAAAAATCCACCAATTATAGTTGATCTAGCTGGAGTATCTTTTGTTATCGTTACAGGCGTCCCAGAAATTCCATTTACAAATACACGAACACTACCTGAAGATCTTGATACTGCAAGATGATTCCAAGTATTAATCGCTACTGCTGCTCCGTATGCAAATGCTTGACCATTAGCATCTCGTAATTGTACAGTCGTATTTGTACCATCTGTCTTAAAAGAAATATAATTGTTATCAGTGCCCCCATCTTGATTAGATAATATCATTACGTTATCCGCAGTTTTGTAAACCCATGCTTCTATAGTAAAATCATGCGTTCCTCTGAACCTTAGTAGACTAGTATCATCTATTCTTATATAATCACCACTTCCATCAAAATACATGGATTTTGTGTCAGCAAACTTAACTTGTGTTGTCGAACCAGTGGCATTTCCAAAAAGCTGCATATTATTACCCTGAGCTTTATTTATGATGGATGCATCTGTTCCTTTTATATGCAATGTTGTTCCTGCAGGAGTAGTAAGAGGAGAAAATGTTGGAGTAAATGCGCTTGTATAAAGAGCTGTATCAGAAATTCTTATATCTGACATATGCCCAGTGTAATAATTCCCTGGCGTTCCGCCGTTAGCTGCATCAAATTCCGTTCCAATCCCAAGCACACAATCTGCTAAAGGTGTTGATGGGGCTGTTATGCTGGCGTATTCATCGCCATTTATGAATGCTTTTAATGTGGTTCCATCGCTAACTAATGCAACATGACTCCAGACATTATACGTTATTGGTGAACTAAGTGTTGTTACAGTATCTGAACCTCCGCCGTGATTGGTCACTATCTGGTGTGTGTTGAATAATAAATTATTTGTACCAGAACTTGATGTATTGATTCCAAATAAATAATGACTTGATAAACTTGCAGGTGATGGATATACATAAGCTTCAATTGTAAAAGGAGATGTGCTTGAAGTAAATGAACTTAATGCAGCATCAGCTCTTAGATAATCTCCAGACCCATCAAAATAAATAGACCCGCCGTGATCTACCGCTGAGTATTCTAAATTGTCATGTCGGCTGAAAGCTTTTACTCCTGTAGAGCCAGTGTTAGCAGTTACTCTCCCATTACCCGTAATATCATCAAAATAATGGTAGCTGGAGTTACTATTAAATGGAGCTAAAAATATAGTATTATTAATAGCTGTTAAAGGTTCTGTTGGCAGCGAATTGGAAAAGTCAGATGTGTATACTGCATCTTTTACAATCCTAACATCTGAAATAAAACCATACCAAGGCTCATTATACAACGAAAAATTACCTATCGTTAAGTCAGCAGCAGTACTGTTAAAATTGGCCGTCTCTTGAAAGGACAATATTTCAGTACCATTTAAATATAGTTTAGTTTCATCTACTCCAGTTCCAGAGCGAACCAGAGCAATATGATTCCACTGATTAATAGGAAATGTAGCTGTTGAAGTTTGTGAGTTGTTTCCATTAAAATAAAAATATTGAATAGTACCACCCGATACTACACGGATTTGTGGTCCACCATTACTAACACGTCTTTGTGAAAAGATAACAGAATTTCCATTAAATGCTTCGACTGTTGCATATGCCCAAGCTTCCATTGTAAAATTACTAGTACCAAGACTATAATCCCCTCCTGTATAAGGTTGGTATCTTAATTCCTGACTACCATTAAAATAAGCGCTATACCCACCATGTCTGTATGGACTAAACGTACCAGCATGAACATTACCATATGATGTTATAGTATGATTATTGGTTGATTCATCTGTTATATTATTGTTACTACCTGATGTATTAACTGCTGTTGCTAATAAAACTGTATATTTACTGTTTTGTACAATAGAAATAAAACTGAGTGTAAAACTTGATACATGTGGTAAAATATTAACACCATCAGATGCTCTAAAGGTAATACTGCCTGTTAGTTCAACTCCTTCTCCTACTTGCGCAACTGTCTTAGGTGTGATAGTAAAGACGCTTGAGTCTTGACTGATGGTTGCCATACTGTCCATTGATCCGCTAGTTACATAAGAATACGATATTGGAATATCTTCTGGATCTGAAGCAGCTAGTGTAATAATAGTAGCATCTTGAGGACTATCTGCATCCAGCACATAAGAACCAGAAGGTTGTCCGCCTGAATCCCATGTTGGAGTAGTGTTAATAAGTGCGATGTTATACCAGCCGGATCCATTCCATATATAAAGTCGATTTGTAGCTTCTACAAACTGGATATCACCAGCGTTGTTTCCTGTATTTGGTAAATCGGCTACATTTGCTACACCTAGATCTGTAGATGTTTCAATTTGAGTAATTATTGCTTCTGGAACTGCATTGGTATTTGTCACAATGTCATTCATAACAGGGTTACTAACCATTGCTTCTGCTAATTTAAATGCTTTACTTGGCATTAATAATCTCCAGAATTACTTTTACTATTCATTATCTTTTTTTGCACTTAAATATGCTGCTATAGCCATATCTCTGCGCTCTTTTGCGGTTTTACCTTTAAACTGTGGTGCATCAGACTGTTTAAAATCATCTATCCAAGCACCCATACCATCAGCTACAGAAAGTTTTTCATTTGCTCTACGGCTGATACTAGATAAAGATTTTTGTGTTGATGTCATAGTTTTTGGTTTAGTATTTCTTGACATATGAGCTGCAAATTTTTTAGAATCAATCTTTGGTGCCTTTTCGGACACTTCTTCAGTTTTTAATAAATCTTTTGGATCTTTCCCTTTACTTTTAGCATCAATATAAGATTTTGCAAGACCAAGTGAAGGTACTGTTCCAAGAGTTTTAACTTGACCTTTATTTAAATGTCTAATAACATATTGACCAGCTCCAGGTTTACTTAGAACAACATATTGTCCTCCAGCCGGATGCGGCTTTTTATGAACAATTTTCATACCAACAGTTTTTGGTTCAAACTTTTCATCAAGTTCTACTTCTTCTTTTTTCATACGCTTCTTCCACATGTAGTCTTTTACGACTTTGCGGATTTCGTCTGTATTAGTTGTGCGCTTGTTAGCAAACATAGTCATAATAACGTCCATAGACTTGCCATCGTCAACTGCTTTTTGAATTGCTTTAGCGTTTACTTTTTCGTCAAGTTCAACTTTTTCTTTAACTGCCCATTTACCAGCAGATTTTCCGGTTCCTTTAATAACTTTACCAGAAACTTCTTTTGCTTTTTTACGTGCATCAGCTTCGTTATTATATAGATGTAAGTCACCTTTTTTTTCATCAAACGGTTCTTTCATACCTTCATTTAAGTGTTTATCCATGACTGATAAAATCTTTTCACGCGGTTCTGTATCCAACTCATCAACAAACTTATCAAGCTGTTTCTTTTGGTTTCTTTTCATCATCATAGCTGCTTTAATAAAATCATTTTTATCAATTCCGCCAGACTTACGTGCATAAGTTTCTAACTCTTTTGCTGCTGATGCCATATTACCTTCATCTAAAGATTCTGTACGAATTGCTTTGCCTACAGTTTTTTCAAATTCAGTTGCAGCTGCATGGACTTTTGCTGGATCATTATCTGGGTGAGCAAACATATAATGACCACTCATATCATTGTGATAATGTTTCTTACCTGATGCCTTAACGCCATGTTTTTGCATAATATCTTTCAGATGTTTACCGATTGCCTTATGAGGTTTGTTTTCACGTTGGTCATAAACAGGACTAGCTTTTTTAATGACTTTGTCAATCCGAGCTGGTATCTTTATCTTAATATCATGTACATTTTTACCAAAACGTCCTGCGGCCATTCTTTCTTCCGAAAACATTTCTTGTTTTACTGATTCATTTGGATTTTCATTACCGGGTTCTTCATCTGTGTCTTTTGCTATCATATAATCACGAACGGTATCTAGGTAATCCATCGCTTTAGTGATTTTGTTCTGGCACCATTCTGGAAGATTTTCATCATCTTCAAGCATGTCATGGAGTTCTTCAGCAGCATCTGCAATAGTAATAAGCTGAGTCTTTGCCATATCACCTTCGTAATCATATTCTCCTGCATCTACATCTTCAAACATATAGAGATCATAAAGATATTCGGTATTTTCTTTCATAAGACCATTTATTTGATCTGCACTATAATTATGTTTAATCATTAAATTATTAATTGCAGACATTGAAAGAAAAGGTATATCTTTAGTAGCTAATTGTTCTAATTCATCTTTACCGAATTTTCCAACCATTGCAGAAAGTTTAATAGCATCAGAAGGTTGAATTCTCTTGCCTTTCATGCCAGACCAGTGTTTAGCTAATCTATCTAATTGATTTGTAGCCAATTTTTCTTCTATGGTTTTCATTTTGAACCTCTTACTTTTGCAGCCAGATCTTTATCTGCTTTACCCCATGTTCCTGATGATTTAGTTACAAAGGAATTAACTCTTGCAAATCCCCACTGTTCTGGTGTAGTACCAGGTCTATGTCCAGTTTTCCAAGCAGCAACACCACGATTATAAACTTGTCTTAATATACCAAGAGGCATACCAGATTTTTCTGCTTTTTTCTTAAGCCCTGCTGTTGCATCTTCTTTTATATAATGTTTAAATTTAATCATTTTGTTGCCCTATTTTTTGCCCTAGCTTTAGCTAATCTAGCACGATCTAACATTCTATCGTGTTTTAGTGCATCTACTTCTTTTTCTTTATCAATTTTTGCTTGTGCTATTTTTATAGCATCTTCACCATACATTTGTCTAAATTTTAAGGTATGTGTGCTTGTTTTTGTTTTTGCTGTAGCATCTCCAGGAGCTGGTTTATAAGCACTTCTATCATCGTCTGCTTTCTTACCATGTTTAGCAAAATGTCTTGCTCTAGCAAGTTTAGTGGATTTTGATTTAATACCAGCATAATACCCTTTTGGTTGAACACCTTTTTTATGTCCTATATCAGGATCTTCAGCTTCTGATTTTATTTTAGACTTTTCACCAGGAGTTATTTCTTTGGCTTTACGTGCAGATTCTGGAGTCCCCCAATCGGGCTTATCTTTATACATTGAAGAAGATGATTCTGATAAAATCTTATATGGGCCTTGTAATGGATCTGCTCCAAAATCAGCTTCTAAATGTGCAGGTGGTATATCATTTGGATCTACTTTAGATACATCATCTAACCAACATCTCCATGTTTCACCCTTTGATTCTACTATTAAATAATTTGTACCTAAATATTTTATATTGCCGATAATGCCGTTTTTAGTTATTACAACTTGTTCACCTTTTTTAAAAATATTATCTCTAAGATAAGATTCTCTAATATCGGATACAGGTTCAAGTTTAATATGATTTCTAAACTGTTTTTGTTCTTTTAAACCCATACCTTTTCTAATATCATTAAAAAGTTTTTTAGCATCACTATTTGACATTTTATCTGGTAAACCTTGAGCAAAAGAAGTAAAATTATTATTTAAAGCATATTCTCTTTGTTTAGTGCCAGAAGCACCTTCTGCACCTTTAGCATCAGGATCTCTTTGTCCGGCAGAAACTATTTTAATACCATTAGCAAAATTATAGAAACCATGGTTCCCCTTTTTGCCATTATACTTATTTAATCTTATATTATATTCATCTAATCTATCTGAACCAGCAACCATAACAACTTTTCTATAACCACGATCATATAAATCGGTTAAAGCATCAAATGGTGTCTTTACTTTTTTATTAACTAAAACTTGTCTTGCATGTTTCGGAAACATTTTACGAATATATTTTATTTTATTGGTATATTCTAATGGATTATCTTTTTTATCATTAGACTGGGAAAGATAAAGAAAATAAGGATTTTTACCAGCAACGGCAGATAATTTATCCATTAGCTTACCGTGTCCTATAGTAGGCGGATTCATTCTACCAAAGGCAAAATAAGCAACCTTTTCTTCTTCAACTAAAAATTGAGAAAAAGAATTAATCATTTAGCACCGCCTCTTTTTCTTTCCATTTCAGCTTTACGAATAAGAGGAAACATTTTCTTGGCTAAACGATCAATTCGTGTTTTCATTGCTGGTTTATCAAGTCTTTTTTCAATTTCTTGCTTTCTTGCAACAGTTAGTTCTCCACGAGGAACATCTTTTGTTATCTTGAGTAATATTTTATTACGAGCAGCCCTTCTTGCTCTTTTCAATAGCACTTCTTTACTTGCTACACGACGAGCCGCTCTCTTTCTACCAAGAGCAATCTTAGCGCGGTTTCTTTTAAAATCACGCGCTTTCTTTAATCTTTGAGCCATAGACAGAGCTTCAGTCTCAAGACCGTCGTTTAAACCACGATCAAGCCCCGTTCTTCTTTTTCTATGTCTTTTATATTTAATTTCATCTGGTTCGCCTGGAGCATAATCTACAGTAATTAAATCTTTAAATTTTAACATCAGTTTCTTCCTGGTTTATCCCATCCTTTTAAAATATTTGGCGAAAAGTTGTTGTATGAAAATTCCATCCTATCAACAATCTTTACAGCGTCACCACCAAGTCTATCAATTGCTACATAACCTTCGTGACCTGTTGTTTTAAATCCTTTTGTAGTTTTTACGAATGTATCAATTTTTTTAATATTATTAAGTATATTTATAAGTTTTAATTTTACTAATACAATTAGTTTCTGTAATTCAAATACCTTTATTAAATTTTGTTTATTAGTAGGAGAGAAAAATTTTAAGATTTCTTCCCTCTTTTTAATTTGCGCATCTTTGCCGCGTTCTGACTTGCGTTTGAAAATTTCTTTTTCGTATTTATCTTTGATCCATCTAATGAGTCCGTCGGCATGTTTTCGAGTGTCTTTAATAATTTCGCCTTTCCTAACAAAGGAGTTGTTGTAGGTTTCAATTGTTTGCGAAAGTTCAGCGTTGGTTTCAATTTCTTTAAGGGTGCTACTAGATATTTGGTTAAAGAGTTTCCCAATTTCCGAAAGACGTTCATTTACTTCCTCCGTATCCTTTTTTGACATTGTTACTTTTGTCATATCTCTTAGCATTGCATCTTGAGACCAGACAGACTTTGACTTTTTAAACTTAGTTACATCTACACCATAACTTGCTTTCATCGTTTCAAAAGACGATCCTGTGTATGTTGTGTGCCAGACGATTCCAATTTCTGCTGATCTAATTTCTTTTGCAGAAGGAGTTCCTTCTGGCACTGCATAAATAATTGTATTAGGGTGGAAAGTGACATATTTTTTTCCGTCTATAGTTTGACTTGACAAGTCGCTTTTACTAAATAAGAAATCTCCTTGAATAACTCCGGTGATTCCGAGAGAAGGCAAATATTTGAGTGCATCTTTGAGCTTAGTAGCAAGATCACCAGAAGTATCAGCATCAACGTCAGCTGCAGATTTATAGACCTTAGGATTTTTGTTGAATATACCTTTTTTGGCAACGAAAAATTTATTATCACTCGGATCAATACCAGCAAAAACAGCAGGAGCACCATCCCATTTAACACTTACATTTCCTTCCTTAGTACCAGCAAGCATATCTCTTAAATCTCTAAGAGCAAATATTGCCTCTCTTGTTCCTTTCACACCACCATAAATAACTCTATCTTCAATATGGGTCATGTGTGTGTTTTTATTTTCATTTATATGTGCTTTA